GGATAAAGTAGCAAGCTGGGTTCCTGTCCCAATAGATGCTAAATTGCTACATTATTTTTATCTTTGCCACAAATGCCACCCTGGATATGTTAAAATGGTATTGTTTAGAAGAATGTCATATTAAATAAGTTTCATAATTTTCATTCAAAAAGTGATAAAATTTATAGTGAGAGAAATATGATAACACCTGGGTAATCCTGGGTGTTTTTGTTTGCTAAGAGGGGATGATTATGGCTTTTGAAGGTTGGCTGTTAAAAATAAATGGTAAGACGTTCCCTACCAGACTTATTGCGGCTGAATCCCTAAAAATCACTCCAGACCAGATAATGGATTTAGACCCATATCGAGATGCGGATGGAGTATTGCATCGGACTGCGCTTCCACACACGGCTACCTCAATCGAATTCACAACAACTGCCTTGTATTTGAAAGATGCGGAAATACTTAATTCCTTCTTGCCGCATGACAACAGGGTGAAATGTCAAGTTGAATATTGGAATCCTAATACGTCCTTGTATGCTTCGGGGACGTTTTATATTGCTGATGTGCCATACGAATTTTATATGGTTGATGAAGAGAAAAATGAGATTTTGTACAAGCCAATTAAGGTAACATTTACAGAATATTAGGTGGTGATAATAGATGCTGGATATTCCGGAGAGCATAAAGAGTTTATTTAAGTCTGACAATACAACAAATGATACACGGAGACATTTGAAATTGTATTTCTACAACAAAGATGTTCCCCTGTATCCTTCTGACGAGTTGCTTCCGATAGACCAAGAGCCGTGTTATGTGATAGACAATAAGCAGGTGCTTACCGAAGCATTGACAATCACTGAGAGCCTATGTGAAAGCGATGATTTGAAATTTGGAGAGTGTAATGCGGCGCAGTTTGAAATCACTGTGGCAGATGTATTGATTGACCTTTCCGGAAAAGAATTCATCTTCACCATTGAAGTTGGTGGATACGAAATGACCATGGGGATTTATCGGGTAGAAAGTTTTGTGAGGTTGGAATCTGACCGCAGAAAAAAGAAAATCACCGCTTACAATCGAATGAGAAGATTTCAAACGGACGTTACTGCCTGGTATCAGGGCCTGAATTTCCCAATGACGCTGAAATCTCTCCGGGATTCATTGTGCGGTCATATCGGAATAGAGCAGGTTGACACGTCGCTCCCACTTGATAATATGCTGATTTCAAAGACAATCGAGCCGGAGCAATTGAGCGGATTAAAAGTGTTGCAGGCCATTTGCGAAATTAATGGATGCTTCGGGCAGATAGATAAGACTGGGCGAGTGAAATATGTTTCGCTAGAAAATGCAAGTCTGTTTCCTTCCGAAGATTTATTTCCTGACGATAATTTATTCCCCTCCCAGATGTCACAAGGGGAGACACTATCTTTTTATAAACAGTCAGAAACCAGTTATGAAGATTATACAGTGAGGCCAATTGATAAAGTCCAAATACGTCAGGAAGAGGGCGATATTGGCGGTTGGTCACATGAGGAAGGTACAAATTGCTATGTGGTTCAAGGGAATTTTCTGGCATATGGAAAATCAAGCGAAGAATTAGACAGAATTGCAGATGTTATCTATGACCAGATAAGTGGACGGTTGTACAGGCCGTGCAAAATAGTGGGCCCGGCGCTTCCGTGGGTTGAGGTGGGAGATGGCATTATCTGTTATACAACAGATGATGTAATTGAAACTTATTGCCTAAAGCGGACGCTAAAGGGCATCCAGGGAATGATGGATACCTATGAGGCTCGCGGAAGCCTTGAGTTGGAAGAGAATACAGGCATACGTTCTGAGATTGTCCAGCTAGAGGGAAAAGCAGCTATAATTAAAAAATCAGTCGAGGAAGTGTCTGTCAAAGTAACGGATTTAAAAGAATATGCTGAAGCTCAATTTAAAGTGACATCCAATGAAATTGCTGCTGAGGTTAAGCGAGCGCAGGAAGCTGAATCCTCTTTGTCGGTAAAAGCAAATGAAATTGCTCTGCGCGTTAGCGAGAAGGTTTCCAGGGGTGAAGTTACAAGTGAGCTGAATTCAGAATTAAAAATAACAGGCAATAGGATAGAATTGACCACAGGGAATTTTATCATTACTGCAAAAAATTTTACGGTTGATGAAAGTGGTGATTCTGTTTTTTCGGGAAATATTAGAGGTGCCTCTTTTATTGGCGGCAACATCGATATTGGTAATGGGAAATTTAAGGTTAATTCATCTGGCATTGTTGAAGCTTCAGACGCTGTAATAAGGGCCGCGGCATTTAACTCAACAGGAATCATTTATGCTGAGAAAGGGATTGAGTGCAAT